CTAAAGATGCATTTACATTAGACAACAGCAACACTATAGTAGGGTTTAACTACATACATCAAGGTATTACACTAGTTGATTCTAATGATTCGACAGGTGTACAAAATGGTGTAGAACGATTCCACGGCACATCATCTAACACAGATAGACTAGGCGGCACTAATGCTGTAGAATTTGTACAACGTGCAACAGCAGTATTTACTGACAGAGTTGACATTGCTGATGCAGACGGTTTACGTATTGGTGGATCAAATGAATTTACATTAAATACTTCAGGCGGCAACGCACAAGTTACACACGTTACCAACGGCGGCTTAATTAAATTAATAGCATATGACGGAACAGGTACGCAAAAAACACCACTTATTATTGACCCATCAAGTACACCAGCAAGTGCAAGACCAGATGGCGATGGTGTTTATAATTTAGGTACTTCAGGAAATAGATGGAATACTGTACATGCTATAAACTTTACAGGTACAAGTGAAAAATCAGATTTATTAAAAGTTGGTGTAGACTATAGAAGTGCATCAACAGCAGCCACAGCAAACACAATAGTAGCTAGAGATTCTAGTGCTGATGTATATGCAAACTATTTTAGAGGCACAGCTACAAACGCAGATTTAGCTGTAAATGCTACTAATGTTGCAGTAGACGGTGTAAGCTATGCAACAGGCTCTGCAAGTGCTACAGCAAGCTCTGTAGCGGTTAGAGACGCCAGTGGCAACCTAACAGCAAATCAATTTAACGGTATTGCTACTAGAGCAGCAACACTACAAGTTGGTAGTGAAAACAGATCATCAAGTGTTACAGCCGTAGCAGACACAGTAGCAGTTAGAGATAATGCAGGTAGCCTTATTGCTTCAACATTTTATGGCGCACTTTCAGGCACAGCTGCTCTTGCAACTAAATGGGCCGCTGGAGTTACACTTAACTTTACAGGTGATGCAACAGGTTCAACAGTAATTACAGGCGACGATGGCACATTAAATGTTGCACTAACATCAGCGTCTAACTCTATTGCACTAGGAACAGATACAACAGGAAACTACGTTGAACGTATTGTACGTGACACGGGCGAAACATACGTAAATGTTACAGTTAACAACTCAATAAATCCATCTTCGTACCCAGATCCAGCAGAAGGTGCAACTATTAAATTAGGTGTAAATGCTGCTTCAGCTAACACAGCCAGCTATCTAGTTGCTAGAGATAGCTCCGGAGACTTTGCAGGTAATGTAGTAACAGCAACTAAGTTTGTTGGAGATATGAACGAAGCAAACACAACAAAAGATGGGTTCTTTGATAACTTAACTGTTGGCGGTACGCTTGTTGCAAGTACACTTAACTTAGCAGGTGCATCAGGCACATTGGCAATAGCACAAGGTGGTACAGCTGGAACTACAGCTGCAGCAGCAAGAACTAATTTAGATGTTTATGCTAAATCAGAAACATATTCACAAAGTGAAATTGATAGTGCCATTTCATCAGGTGTTGGAGGTGTAAGTACAACTTCAATAACTAACGGTAGTAGTAATGTAAGCGTTACTACATCTGGAGGAAATACTGTAGTAACAAGAGCTGGTGCAACTCATGCATCATTTACAGCAAATGGACTTGAATTAAGCGTAGGTACATTTGTAGGTAATTTAACAGGTAATGCTGTAACTGCAAACTATGCTGACTTGGCAGAAAAATATACTACTAATGAAATTCATCCAACTGGTACAATAATGGCAATTGGCGCACAAGCAAGTTTTGAATCAGAACGCTGTGTAACTGGAGCAATACCAATGGGTGTTATATCCGCAAACCCAGCATTTTTAATGAACGCAGAAGCTGACGGGCAAGCACTAGCACTTAAAGGACGAGTTCCTGTGCTTATAAAGGGCTCTGTAAGCAAAGGACAAGCGGTTTACGTGCATGATAACGGTTATGCTAGTACTGAGTACACCGGACAGCAAATAGTCGGTGTAGCGTTAGTATCAAGCGAACATACAGGTATTAAACTAGTAGAATGTATGTTAAAACTATAATAACTACTAAAATTTAGTCATAAAAAAAGCACCAAATACGGTGCTTTTTTTTTGGATGTTATTAACTGTTAGTGTAAGTTAACCCAAGCACCGCCTGCGCGACCTTGGAATTTATCATCAGTTGAGTTATATATAACTAGTCCGTTTACTACACCTGCTAACGCATTACGTTGTGTAGTAGTATAACTACCAAATTGTACTGGAACCCCAAATTTAGCACTTGCGCTATCAACTGTCATAAAGTTATTAAAGTTTGCAGCATTATCAAAAGCGCCTGCTGTTTCTAAACTAGCAGTAAACTCAGCAACTCTTAGACTTGCTGATACTCCGTTATATGTTAGTAAATTGTTAGGACCAAACCCTAAATGTCCAGCATTTGTAGTTAAAGTTTTTGATATGTCTAATTCACCAGTTAACGTAACTATTCCACCATCAGCATCTAGAATTTCAATACTTTTTACTTCTAACACATCTGTGGAAACTTTACCAGTTCCACTAGCACCGTTGCCTGGAGTAATTACTACAGTTTGGCCACCAGGACCAGTTGTATTTGTACTACCAACTCTTAATTCTTGATCAATTGCCACATCAGATGATGTTCGTAAAGAAGGAGTTATAACAATAGCTGACGAATCAGCACTGTCAATTAATGTAGTAAACACATTACCTGTAAATGTTCCTGTATGGTCACCAGCTGCATTACCTGTAATATTTTGGTTACCTGTTGCGTTAACACCTGGAAGAGTAATATCAGCAATACCATCAAATGATACCCCGCCAATCAATCTTGCTGTTGCAAGTTTAGTAGCAGTTGCAGCATTACCTGTTGTATCGTTAGCAAGTGTGCCACTAATTACTGTTGCTGGAATTAAATTATTTACAGCATCTACTAGTAATGTACTATCGTCTCCAAACACACTACCTTCAATGTCACCATCAATAGCTGCACCAGCTACTTGATATCCTGCACTTGCATGGTTACCCCATCCAAATGCTGTGTTCCAATTTGCACTTCCTGCATTTGTAATTCTTGCATCTGCTCTTGCGTCTGTGTAATATAAATTTGTACCTTCACTTAATTCAGTAGTAGTATTATTTGTTAACACTACTTTATTGTTAACGCCATCTACAAGTAATGAACTATCATCGCCAAATACACTACCTTCTACGTCACCGTCAAGTCTTACTGCGTGTATATTATTCCACTTTAATGTACTTGAACCTAAGTCGTATGTAGCGTCTGCGTTTGGAGTTATACTGCTGTCAACTTTAGCTGAAATAGTAAGAGTGTCATCTGCTGCATCGCCAATGTCAATATTGCCGCCTGCTGTGATGTTTCCTGATGCTTGAATGTCACCAGTAATATTAATATTACCAGTTCCTGTAATATTGTTACCACCTAGTGTTAAGTTTCCGCTTAGTGAAACAGCACCTAATTCTGATAGTGTTTTTGGGCCAATTTCAATACCGCCAACAGTGGTATTATCGCCTATATATAGTTTATCGGTATTTGTAATATAGACTAGCTCGCCTTCAGCAAATGTTACTGCTGTGCGCTCTGACTCAATACCTCGTCTGATCTGTAAAGCCATTAGTTAACTCCTAAATAGTTTGTTACTAGTATTTATGCTTTTAGTCTAGAAACAATTATTTTCCTAATTTGAGAAAACGCTTGGTACGCCTAGTAATATCCTTCTTTACTCGCTCAGTATCTAATCGAAAGTCTACAGTTTGTATCTGATCCTGATATTCGTCAAATAGTTCATCTAAGCTGTCTTGAACATCCGAAACTTCTTGGTTCTTAGGACTGCGTAGATCAATATCCCACACTTTACCATCGTTAAAGGTAACTCTGATAGAATGTAGGTACTCTAAAGGTACTACATTCATATCAATCTCGTCAAAAACTTCTGGCCAGTGAGTTATTACTTCGGGAGGTAATTTATTACTCTTCTTACTTTTAGGTTTCTTTGGCACTGGCTTTGGTCTTCCTTTTGGTAGGGACCAACTCCTCTGCCTGTTCTCTCAGCCTTTTTGCTTCTTTATACAAAGCATCTGCTTGTGAACGGTACTGAGTCGCTAGTGTAGTATCATCTAACACTGTCTCGTTTGCTGCTGTAGCGGCTGCTGTTGTTGTAGCGGCTGTAGGCATTGATTTTACCTCAGCTACTGTTGTTGCTTCAGGACCACTGATAGCTAAATCTGCAACCGTAATGCCTTTTGCATCAGCAATAAGTCTGTTCAATTCGTCTAACATTACTGAACTTTTATTGTCTGGAGTCATTTGTATTTCTGATGTTTTCATTTTGTATATTTTACCATACTTGTGAAAACCTTTTAGCATATTCATTCCGTCGGGTAACATTGATCTGTTCATTGCGTCTGCAAGTTCTTCAGCATTTTGCCCTGCATTAGATTCAATTAGTTTCATAAGTGCATCATGATGTGCAGCTTCTAGTGACTCTGTAGGAACTACTAAACAGTTCTCAGGCTCTCCAGGTACTACACGATATGCAACAGCAACTTTCTTCCTAGAAGCAACGTGTCTGCCAACGTGTTTAAGTGATTGTGCCATAGTCTATTCTCCTGCGGGAGCGTCTGCTACGTCCGCTTTTGTTTCCCCACCTTCTGTTTGTACTTGTGATGCTTGTACAGCAAGTAGGAAGTTTTCTAATTTGTTATAAGTTTGACCAACTTGCATCATCTCGTTTGGCTTAAAAGCCCCACGCTGACTAGCAACATCAATAATAGTTTTTAATGCAGTTAGGTCTTGAACAGTAAGATCCGGCGCTGTAGGCGCTGCTTCTGGAGCCGCTGTTGCTTCTGGTGCTGCTGTTTCGTTTACTTTACTTTCTTCTGACATAATTATCTCCTTAATAATAGTAGTATTTAACTGTCGTTTGTTATTTGTATTTTAAAAGTGGACAAGCTAACATAAAGTATGCAAGCTCTTTTCCGTCTTCAAATGCAACATTAATCATATTGTTTATTTGATTTTGATCATCTACTTTTAAAACTTTTCCCACGTAAAATCTTCCTTTAAGATTTTTTCGTATCCATTTATTTAATGCCTCTTCGACATTGTATGTATAAGGAATGGCAATTGACTCGAAGTGTATTGGCTTAACTCGCGTCTGCCTAATATTAAAAACATTTAATGGATTAGGTTCTTTAAGTTTCACCGTCATATCAAGCCGCGTCCTCATAATGCGTAGTTAGGCCAAATGGAGCCATTAGCGATCTATCACGGTTTGAGTGAATAACAAACACTGTATCACAGTAGTCTTCATCACCCCAGCTACCCCATGGATAACCGTCTGTAAACATGATAAACTTTTTAGGAGTAATATCATGTTGTTTCATATATTCCCAGTTACAATCAAATTCAGTGCCACCACCGCCTATGATCTCGTACTCTTCTAGTCGTTCGCCACCGTCTGCAGTAAAGTCCTGTTCGTTGTATACTTTAGTATCAAAACACCATACTTTAATATTGTAGTCTTGGTATTCGTCCATAATGCCTTGTACTTCACCTAAGAAGTCTTCGCCTTGTTCATTACCGATCGACCCTGACATGTCTATACCAACAGCAATATCAATTGTTTCATCGAAATTTTGTCCTGGAAGTATAGCACTCATGTGCCACCCTTTACGTGATGGTCTCATAAACGTGTAGTCATTTCTAATAGTACTTTGAATCTGCTGACGTAGTATTTCGCGCCAGTTCATCTTAGGCTCAGTAAGTTTAGAAATCATTCTCTCAATCTCTGCAGGCACATTACCAGCACCTGATGATTGCGCCGCTGTCATCATATTCTCTTTAACTTCATCACGTATTTCACGCATCTGTTCTTTTGAATATTTAGGTTGCTTGCTACTTATATTACTATTATTGTTGCCGTCTTCTTCACCGTCACCTTCCCAGTCTAAATGCTCGTCAAGTAATTCGCCTAATTGATTTAAAAAGTCATCACCGTTTTGTTTTGCTTGTTCAAAAATATCATCATACACTTCTTCAGAAGACCATGTATCGTATTTAAAGTCTTGATAGCAATCAACTAGCTTAGGAATAGTACCAATACGATCACGTACTAGTAAGTTATTAACAATGTAATCTGCGGCAATATTATATATTTGTCCGTCTCTATCTTCTCTGCGAGTTAAGTGATCAAATACACAATGTAAAATTTCGTGTGCAATAACAAATTCAATCTCTTGATTTGACATTGCGTTAAAGAATTGAGTGTTAAAGAATAAGTTTCTGCCATCTACAGCGGCAGTGGGTAACCAATCATCAGCGGCCTTAATACGTAAACGTGTAGCCATGTTACCAAAGAATGGGTGACGTAATAAAAGACCAATACGTGCAACAATAATCCTGTCCATTACATCTATACGCATTGTTTCCAATGCTGCTGGTGTAATATCCGGATCTGGTATCCATCTTTGCTTAGTTGCAACGCTCATGTGCTATATCCTCTTTGCCTTGTTTATACTATAATTATATAGCATCTTGTTACTAAAGTCAAGAAAAAATGGAGGTTTTTTGTACGGGAACCTCCAAACCCAACACACCTTAAGACCTTGTTTGTGCGGCCTTAATATACTTTCCAAAACGCTCATGGAACTCATCAAAACATTCAATTTCGTCTGGATCAATCGGTAATTCATATTGGGTCAACGCCAATTTCATACCCATTACTACCAGCTCAGTTTCGAAGTTATCCATTGCAAAACGTAAGAAGTTATTAACTTTAGTATCAAACTTCTTATCGTTCTTATCCGAGCTTTCTTTTAGTTCGTAGCAGAGCGAAACAGTGAGGGAATACATAGCACTGATTTCTTTCTGTTTCAACTCAGTTACCTTACCTTCTAGAATATCTGTCGGGTTAGGCATAGTTGACGCTACTTTGCGGTGTGCCATAAACTTAACTGCAAGACCTTCACCAATGGCACCTGATACAAGGTCTGTTGTAGTTTCTGCTTCTATATCGTCATCTAACAATTCAGAAACAAAAGTCCACGAACGTGGAGTTGCAAAAGAACGACTTGGACTTTTTGGATCAAAGTCATATAAGTCTTTCTTTGCAAACTGTAAGTAACCAGCTACATCTGGATGTATGCCGTTAGCTACAGCCCACTGGAACCAATCATCAAATGATACAGTTAATTCTAAGTGAATAAAACGGTTTGCCAACGGTGCTGGCATTCTGTATGTAACACCTTTATCTGCATCACGATTACCTGCCGCAACAATAAGAACATTGTCCGGAAGTGTGTAAGTACCAATCTTGCGATTAAGAATAAGTTGATAAGCTGCAGCTTGCACACTAGGTGCTGCTGAGTTCATTTCATCTAAGAATAAGATGATAAATTTGTGTAGTTTAGCAAATTCTTCTGTTGGAAGTTCTGCTGGCGGTGCCCAAACCATTGTACCTGAATTGCTATCAAAGTATGGAATACCTTTAATATCTGTAGGCTCCCATAATGACAGTCTAATGTCAATTGTATGAGCGTCGATTGAATCACCGACTTGCTGAACAATTTCAGATTTACCAATACCTGGGGGTCCCCATAAAAAGACTGGACGTTTCTTTTTCATTGCATGAAGAAGACTTGTCTTTGCTCTGTTAGGAGTAATTTGTCGAATAGCTAAGTTTTCCATTTGTATTTCCTCTAGTAGTATGTATATCAGTTATCAGTGCTATCTTCTAACTATGTATACTATTATACGGTCTAATGGAACGGTTGTCAACCGTTAATGGAACTTTATTTGTCTTTTATTTGTCTTTTGTTTGCCGCGACATGGCCTTAGCTAGTCCATACTTGCGTAGATCTCCTGAAAAGAGACCCAGTTCGACTGCCTTTCGTTCACTTGTAACGAACATACTATGCTTGGAAATGTAGTATGGACAGTCTATAAACTTGTCTAAGAAGATAATAATTTGTGTAGTAATTGGCATGTCTGCTGGATAAGGAATTTCGTACGTAGCTAAGTCAATGGTATTAATCACATCAAACCCTAACTCTGTTAGACGTAGTCCACCTGAGGTCTTTTCTCTTGTATTCTGCCACCATATTGGCATGTACTCAGCAACAGTTGCACTATTGACAGTTTTGTTGAGTTGTTTAAGAAAGACTTTAGTGTACGTTTCTTTCCAGTTCATTCTGCAACAACAATCTCGCCCGATGTTAACATAACAACGGTAAAGTCTTCACAGTTAAATAAGTCGTTAAGTTTTTTTGATAAGTTTATTGCATGGCCTGGATTTGAAAAGGAGACCTTTTTATATTTTGGACCAGGATAGTTTGTAATAGCGTTTAGGCTTTTAAGATTAAACGGTTTGTTGTTATAGAAAACAGCCCATATTGCTTCTGCATCTAATATCTGCTCTGCACGGTAAGTTTTCTTATCTATATGCTCTAACAGTATCTTTGGTTTAGGTCTACTCATATGCGTCATCCTTAATTATGTACGCATATATTTATCTCTTTCTACTCGATTAACTACGTACTTATTATAGACGCTTATTTCCAGTTCCCGCCACCACCGTCCATGTTAATTTGTATAACTTCGTCATCTCCTCTGCTGTATGACGCTATTAGGCGCTCTAAATCGCCTTCTAAGCGTGTCATTACGATACCTAGTGTAAACGCTAGTGCCTTAGCTTCTGCTGTAGTGAACTTAATCTCTTTAGCGTTACTTGCATCAGCAACCTTTACTTTTTGTAAAAATTGCTGAATTGGAAATGTGTTTAATGGTTCACTTTGCATTTTCAATGCTCAATGCTTGACGCATTTCAAGATCTGTTTTAAACGGTCCTTTAAACTCGTAACGTTCAATAGTAATTAGTTTAGGACAAAAACTCTTTACCCAACCTTTATCAAAACCAATAATGTAGTAACCTGCACAATATAAACTTTTACTCTTGTTACTCTTAGTAAACAACGGTAAACGATTCTTTACATCGTAAAGACTATTATACGGTACACAGCTAGTTGGAAAGTTATATACTTCCTTAAATGCTGTTTTAGTTTCTTCTACAACTTGTGTAATTGCATCAGCAAATAGTGTATTGCCGAATGTCTTTTTAAGTGCTACTTCACTATCAAAGTACTGTGTTGCAGCACCTGAACTAAACAAATATTTGTCTTCTGATAAAGATAGTGTACCTACTCGTTCACCTTCTTGTTCAACAATCCAAAACTTGTCTTTTAAAATAGTTTTTGCTTTTATCATTATGTTTCCTTACTCCGGGTACTTTGCGTTTAGTGGCTCTGCGAAGTATTGTGCCTGATCTGCAATACGTTGCATATCCCACTTAGCACAGAATTTCATAAGACGCATACCTACTTGCTGAACTTGCTTGGGCTTTGCGTTCTCGTCAATTGTTTCGTTAATTATATCTCTAATTTCTTTAGGCTGTGCTGTTAAGTCACACAGTACAACATTACGTTGATAGTCATCTAGTACGCGATGCTCTGCACCTTCATGATCAGTCCAACGTTGTAGCATCATGTTATTCCAGTTAAAGCCTTTATTAGACTTATCATCGTATGCTTCAATAAGGCCAACTTTGTTCTTAGTGCCTTTCTTGCGTACTCCGGGATAAGCACTAAACACATTATCACTTGTGTCGCCACGCATACACTTCTCAAACAACATAAAGTCGGGATGTGGAGCAGGCTTTGCTTCTTTAGTCTTTTTATCAATTACATGATTACCTTTCTTATCAAAATAACCTTCGTGTGTAATTGTTATATCCTGTATGCCGTTATACTGCTTACAGTTAGGTGCAATAAGTTGTGCAAAGTCACCGTCTGTACTAATAATAACATGATTGTCATTAGGGTGTGCTTGTACCCAACCTGCAATAAGATCGTCTGCTTCTAGTTGCGAATGTCGCATAACAGTACAATTAGTCTTTTCTGTAACAAAGTTTTTAAACTCGTCAAAGATTTCCCAAAACGCTGTATCTTCTTCGCTTTCGACAACAGTCATTTTATCACGTGCAACTTGTCTATTACGCTTATATGGTAAGTAAAAGTCTTTACGCCAACTACGTCCTTCTAAACAAAACACAACATGATCTGCGTTAAAGTCTTGCCATGCTTTCTTAACACCTGCAAGTGTAATATGTAGGGCCATGCCTACTTTAGTGTCTAAGTCGCCACGTACTACGTGTCGGGCTCGAAAGAAAGTGTTTGCTGTATCTACTAGAATATAAGTTGCCATATTATGAACACCCCGATATACAAATTGATAAAATGTTGCCATTCTGTAAGAAAGCAACAAGTAGTGTAATGCCTAAAATTTCTAACATAGTTCTGCCTTTGTGTAAATTATAATACTATTATAACACCAGAACTGGCTGTTGTCAATCATTTATCAGCTTACTTCGCTTTTGTCTTTGTCCAAAGGAACTACTTTAATATGACCCATATCTCTATCGGTCGATTGTCCTTCTTCTTCAAGCATTTGAATTATAACACTTCTAAACCATTTATCAACAATTTCTTCATTAGACTCACCGCTGTATCCAGCGTCTAATAGCTGTTCAATGAACTCATTATTCCAATCAAGTTCAAAGAAGCCATTTCTAATGTTGTCAGGATTAACTTGTGTGTCTAACACAGCAACCCATGGTTGGTTATGTTTAGTAGCATATTCCTTTTCTTTGTCAAGAATAGATCTACGCTGTTCTTCTGTAGTTGCTTCTAACGCCGGGTCAAGTACCGGTTTAGTTTTAAACGGATTTAGTTTATTAATTATATCTTTCATATCTTTCATTATAGTCCTGCCTTTCGAGCTCTGTGCTCGGGTGATTCAGTTGATGCTGTCATAGCTTTTTTATGTTGTTCATTGTAATATTCCCTAAGATCATTTGGGCTAAGTCCCCCATGCATTGCCGAAAAGGTCGATATGGAGTCTGGGCGTGAATCGCCAGCCTTGCGCCATACAAAGTTCCGCCACCTCTTTAACGTTAAGGACATATTCTTCCGACCGTCCGCCCAACGGCATAAGATATACCGGACACTCGATCCCGGCGCCCCTATACTCAGCAACAGCTTTTTTAACTTCTTCAACGTCCACACTGTCAGCCACAACAAACTTAAGATAAAGTTGACTATTGCCAACGGTACTATACTGACTAGCAATATTAGGGTTAATAGCGTCCTCCCAAGATTCTCCACTGACACTAAGTTTTGGGGAACAACTCCAAGTAACTTCAAATCCTCTTTGAGCATTGAGGTAGTCGTAGAACCCAGGTTGTAAATCTTGTGAAGTGTTTGTTTCAAATGTAACATTTTTTAAGTCTCTCATACGTGGATGGTCTAGAAGCTCTGTATAAAACTTTTGCCATCCTAACAAAGGTTCACCACCGGTAAATATTAAATGGACATCTTGTCCATTATCCATTGTCCACTTACCTTCTGGAGTAAGTGATAACAAGTGTTCAACTACATCGTCTACATTTTTATCCATCATTAACTTTTTAAACTCAGGATAGATACTTGCATATGTATCACACCCAGTGTGTATAATAGGCAAGTCATTAAAGTCTGTTGTTGTCTTGTGTACTTCTTTGGCAATTAAGTCCGCTACTTCAGGATTGTGTTTAATGCCGTTTGCTTGGTTTTCTGCACGACTAGGTGCATTGCGATCAAGTCCAAAGTTCATACAACGAAAGTTACAACCAAAGGTGCGTAAGAATACACTAGGTACTCCTACAAACTTGCCTTCGCCTTGTACGCTGTAAAACGCTTCAGAATATCTTAGTTTCATTTCCTTCTTCATTAGCAGCTAAACTCCTGTTGTAGTTTAATGTTATCAAAGAACTCTTTCTTTGTTCCTGAATCATCTTTAAAAGCACCTTTTAAAACAGTTGTCTGTGTAAGACTACTATTTGCCATAATGCCTCTGTTCTCACAACACCCATGTGTTGCTTGAATGTAAACACCTAAGTGTTCTGCATTAGTTGCTTTTTGAATCTCTTTAGTAATGTCATTTGCAAGTTCTTCTTGTAGCGTACCACGTCTTGCACACCATTGTGCAATTCTAGTGTACTTACTTAGACCAATTAGTTTTTCTGCTGCAATAATACCAATGTATGCTGTACCAGCTACTGGCTGGTGATGATGCGAACATACGCTTCTAAGTTCTGAACGTACAACTAGCATACCTTCATATCGATCTGCGCTATCATTTGGAAATGCTGTTGCTGTTGGCATAGGATCATACCTTCCTACCATTAGCTCATTAAAATACATCTTAGCAAGACGTCTTGCTGTGCCTTTTGAGTTAGGATCTGTTTCTCTATCAATAAGCAATGTATCTAATACACTTTCAAATGCTACAGTTGCTTCTTCAATAAGTTGTTCTTTATCACCTTGTTGTAAAACTTGTGATATATTATCGCCAGCCCAATGACGAATGTTTTGTTCTTGTAACAAGGCTTTTAGCTCGTTTGCTTTTCCCATTCTTTTATCTCCGATGTTTAGGCAGTGGATTGCCGTTTAAAATACAATGCACAATATACTTTACATTATACATTGTATTTAGGTTTTTGTCAAGTATTAAAATACTTATTAAGCATTTCAAGTCGATCATGTGATGCAGCCATTGCATCAAGTTCTTTTTGGATTGTTTCAACAATATCAGAATGTTCACCAATACCTACTACTTTTTGCATATAGACTTCAATGTTTACTCTGTGCAACTCTATTTCTGCTTCTGCATGTAGTGTAGCTGCCTTTACTAAATTTTCTCTCAATTCCATGTTTCCTTTCCTTATGTTGTATGGTAATTACCTTTGCCCGGAATTACATTTCGAATACCGCCAGTAGGATCCGAACAGTCCCCTTTGCGCCTGAAGATCAAATGTATATGTGGATACATCACTGTTTGACCTGCATCTTCTCCTATATTTAAACCTATGTTATAGCCTGTTATATTAGTATTGGCTGATAACACGTTGTCATTGCCCATTGATAGTGCAAATTTAAAACACTTATTAATTTCTTCTTGTGTAGACTCTTTTGGTACTACTAGTACGTGACCTTCAGTAACTGGAAAGCCATCTTCAAATACAACAAAGTCTCTAGTATCTAAAAATACGTTAGTCCATGGAGCTCTATTTTCTTGTTGTGCTGTTGCTAGTGTATCATGCATCATATGTACCTACTATTTCCCAAGGATAAACAAGCCATACATCTTCTTCTGCTTTGTTAATTTCGTGTGCGGTGTAACGTACACTATCAAAGTTACTAGATAAGTTTTCAGTCAGTGTAGCAAACCTTACATTTGCAAGCTCACCATTCCACACTGTATTCCAGCTTTCCTCATTAGGGAAACAACTTGCTGCCCAGTCTTCTTTAATCCAATTAAATGTTGCACCGGTATCGTTAATGTCATCTACAACAAGAATCTTCTTACGTTTAGCAACGTCCCAACGGCTTTTAGTAGTAACACGCTCTTCTTCGCTAACATATCCAAATGCGTCTTCTGACATCCAGCAATTACTTTCAGGACCTACTTCATCGTCACGTAAACTTACTTTAAGTGCTTCGCAACGAACGTCTAACATGTTGCTTAGTATAGTCGCAGGCACGTTGCCGCCTCTAGTAATCCCTACAATGTAATCAGGCTTCCAGTTATCTTTTTGCATCTGCATTGCAATATCAATACACATTTTTTCAACATGACGCCAACTGTAGTAATGTTTCTTTATCATAATTATGTATTCCTTGTATATTCGTTAACGATCTCTTCTTCTGACAGAATCTTACCAATTGTTCTTTGTGTACCGTCTTTTAAAGTACGTTCGATTACGCCGCTATTATATTCAACATCTACAACGCCACCTAACTCAAAGTCTTCAGGGTTTTTTTCATACCACAAACTTGTAAGGCTATGTGCATGAATAGACTTAACCTTCCCAGCCCATTCTATTGCTTCTAACTTCACTCTTTGATTTTCAACTTCTTCATCATATTCACTCATTTCACTTTACTCCTTAGTAAGGTACGCCTTACTATCTATCCACCTATAACCAACGCTTTGTACAAATGGTACAAAGCCCCATGACTGTGCTTTCTTACCCATATAGAATAAACTCCAACACGGTATTTCGTTACCGTCTGCATCTTTACCCAATGTTAAGAAATGTAAATCATCTGACCCGCGAAGCCTAAAGTGTCCTGGACCTCGCCATGTTCCTGTTGATCCTACTATAGCACCTTCTCGAGAAATACAAGGAGTATGTTCCCAGTAGCCGCCTTTTAGAATTAGTGTGGCATAACTCCACGGATGATTGTGTAATACGGGTTCATCGCTTTTTAAAACTTTGTGTAATGTAATGTTAAAAGGGAAGTTCTTTCTGTCCTTTAAAAACAAATACCAACGAATAAGATACGGTTCGTTGCTATCTCTGTCTTTGATTATACGCTTACGACCCTTAAGAAAGTTAAACATTATGCTGACTCTTTCATTATGTCAAATGTAGCGTACTTTGCAAGTTGCCTTGCATACTCGTCTTTTAGTTCTTTTAGTTTAGGATACTTGGCTTCCATATCTACGTCACGCTTGATTAACATTAGTGCATTACGCATTTCGTCAAGTTCTGCTAGAACATCTCTACCTTGTACTTCAAGAGTGCCATCACACTGGATCGATGCTTTGGCAGAAACGTCATCAGTCCATATATTACTGTTAAGTCCAGTTATACTTGATGTAGTAATTTGACCGGAATTAACCGTACTAGATCCCATACCATTAGTACTGTACACATAGTCTGCCGGTGACCCACTAACAGTTATAGTTTGGCTACTATTCATTGTTAATTGCCTTATATAGTTCAGTTCCGCTAAAGAACTCTTTGTTAAGTAACTGACGTTGCTTTTCAAGGCTAACCAAATAGTCATTATAGTTCTCCATATAATCACGTATCTTGGATACAATTTCGCCTCGATATTTTACATATTCGCTATAGTCTTCAGTCCATTTACTAGGATATTTAAACTCTGGCAACGACATTTCACTGTAGCTCAGTCTATCAGGTACCATAGGAATAGCATCTACTAATGCTCCTTCATACCAACTAATGCCAAGTGTTTCTTGCAAGTTCGCACTAAACACCATTTTAGCTTCGCCTAATAAATTATGATATTCATTTTTTGTAAGTTGTTGATCTTGACATACTACAAATTCATATTCGGGAAGGTGATGCGCCAAGTCATTAAAGATTTCAACTTGCTTCTCAGGAGCAACACGGTGTGGAAACAAGATTAAGTCTCGCTTCTCCATACCTTTGTAGCTAATTAAACTATCTTTTAGATACTCCATAGGCCAGCCAACTTTAATTGCTTTGTCCATATCAACATTATAATTGTCCATCATAGTATCTGTAAACAAGTCAATATGAAAGTCTGTAGCAAAGAAGTTGTCATCATAACATTCATACATTGCCATCTCAGCATGTCTAACCCACGGTTTGTCACCTATTAGTCTACCTAAGAAGTCTTGTGGATCGTAACTACCGGCATGCCATAAGCCACCAATAGTAATGTTAACACCTAGTAACTCTGCCATATACTTTAATTGTATAACAGTAGGGTTCCAAGCATCTGTGTATAAGAAATAGTCCCCATCGGCTACTTGTCCATTACAGAACATTTCACCGATAGTTTCTAGTTGTTTACTTTTGTAAACGTTTGTACCACCGAAGTTGAGAAACGCCCCAGGCGTAGTTGCCTGAGGAGTCTCACCGCCACTAATAACATTCACATTAACATTTGTAGATCGTTTGAGCTGTGTAGGAAGGTAATCCTTCCATTGCTTGGTATAGCGTGTGTCTACAGCTTCAATGTCTACAATGTGAACAGTCATTAGAATCTCCGTTTGTTGTTAAAGTTCTTACCTGAAGAACGAGTTTTTGATTTAAGGTGATTAACATGCCTTTGATATGAACGCCATTGGTATGATCGTTCGTTATACAAATCCTTTTCATTAAAATGAAAAGCCACGTTTTTAGCATCGCCCACGTAGCGACAAAAGTCCTTGAAATTTTCCAAGTCTCGAAAAACTTTGTCATAGGCTTGCTTATTAAAGTCAATTGCCATTTTTTAATATCCTCTATCAATAGCATTTAGGTGGTTGGTGAATATTTTATTGTGCAGCCGTTTTCGTTGTCTTCTGCAACGCTAATTTCTACAAACCGGCCAGGGTACTTTGCAGAAATTTCTTTATACAAGTCGTCTGCCATCATCTCGCAGCTCTTGTAATCTAGATCAAGCACTGACGAACTATTGTCAATGTTTTGATATAATCGTTCAAGCCAACGCTTGAACTGGATGAATTCGATGTCTCTATCGTTGTGGAACACTTCGATGCACACCCGGAAATGGAAGATATGACGATGAGGAACACCAAGGAACGAAACATCGTCCCAATCGCCAGTTGCCAATTTTGGATCACTATCTGCTCCTGGATATTTATGAACACCTTCTTTAGTAAAGGTTACCCATATACTTCTTTCAGCATTATTTAGTGTAGTTTCCATATTCATTTTATTATTGTCCTCTCGTGTTCTACGTAACATGTAATCATAATAACGTTCTTGCATAGTATTAGTATACTTTCTTTATAACGGTTTGTCAAGT